TACGACGGCAAATGGATTCCTCGTATACATATGAGCGGTGTTGGAAAGACTCACGACGATGAGGAAACCCTCGACGAGTGCAACTACACCATGGAGAACGAATATTGCCCGAAGCATGGTCTTGAGGAATGCGGAACCATGGGCATGTTTGAATCAGAACTGGCAAGAATAAAATCTCTTGCTCAGATGAAATAAGGGAATATCATGCCATTATCAATAACAACCGTTCCAGCCAATGCACCGGCTGTAGCCGACACACCGGAGTTCAAAGAACTACAGAAGCAACTTGGTGAAGCCAAAGCCATAATTTCTTCAATTGACCAACAGATCCTTGCTATAGAAGCAAAGATGAAACCAAACACTGCCAAAGGTGCATTCATACCCGATCGCCCAGGACAGCCGTTTGTGACTGCGCCTCCTCAAGGTCAAGATGATGGTGATCTCAATGAGATGCTGCGGATCGCTGGTTTAAGAAAATGAACAACTTGCTCACAAAAAATATTCCATAATCATACAAACGACATAAATAAACTTGACACAGAGACAACAAGCGCATATACTGCAAGGGTGTTTGCGCTTTTTCATTTGTATCACAGGCAACACAATCTAAATCATTAGATAGGCATTTTACATAGGCAACTTTATAGGAGAAAAAACTATGGCAACTTTAGCAGAAATCAGAGCACGACTACAGGCAGCAGAGAGCAAAGGCAAATCCGGAGGTAGTGGCGGTGAGAATCCAATCTACCCACACTGGAACATGGAAGAAGGCCAATCCGCAACTGTCCGATTCTTACCGGACGCAAACTCCAAAAACACATTCTTCTGGGTGGAACGGGCCATGATCCGACTGCCATTCAATGGCGTCAAAGGAGAGATGGATTCCAAACAAGTAATGGTGCAGGTCCCATGCATGCACATGTGGAACGAAACTTGCCCAATCCTTTCCGAGGTTAGTCCTTGGTTCAAGGATCCCAGTCTGGAAGACATGGGTCGCAAATACTGGAAGAAACGCAGCTATGTGTTCCAGGGCTTTGTGCGTGAGAACCCCATCGCTGATGACAAGACACCGTCTAACCCAATCCGTCGTTTCATCATTGGGCCACAGATCTTCACCTTGATCAAGAGTGCGTTGATGGACCCAGAATTGGAAAACCTGCCCACAGACACCATGAGTGGCTTGGACTTCCGTATCACCAAGACACAGAAGGGCGGCTACGCTGACTACAACACTTCCAAGTGGGCTAGAAAAGAATCAGCGCTCACCGAAGAAGAACAAGCGGCTATCGAAACACACGGCCTGTTTGACTTGAGCACATTCTTGCCCAAGAAGCCCACTGATGTGGAACTTCGTGTGATGAAAGAAATGTTCGAAGCATCAGTCGATGGCAAGGCATTTGACATGGAGCGTTGGGGACAATACTTCCGTCCTGCTGGTATGCAAGCACCCGCTGGTGCTGCCGCAGCAGATGTGGACGAGGATGTTCCGGTGGTCAAAGCAGCACCTGCTGTGAAGGCACCCGTGGATGCGTTTGATGATGAGGAAACTCCTGTGGCAACAGCACCGGTAGCCAAGCCAGCAGAAGGCAACAAGAAGGCCGAGGACATCTTGGCCATGATCCGTAGTCGTCAAAACAAGTTAGCAGCAGCATTACACAGAGGGGTTCTCCCTCTGTGTTCTTTCATAATATAAACAGGTAACATATGGGCAAACCTTTTGATGTTTCAAAATTCCGTAAAGAAATTACCAAGTCAATCGAAGGATTGAGCATTGGTTTTAACGATCCAACAGATTGGATCTCCACAGGCAACTATGCCTTGAACTACTTGATCTCAGGAGACTTTAACAAAGGTATTCCACTAGGCAAGGTAACTGTGTTTGCCGGTGAATCTGGTGCAGGTAAAAGTTATATTTGCTCCGGCAATATCATCAAGAACGCACAGGCACAAGGTATCTATGTAGTGCTGATCGACAGCGAAAACGCACTGGATGAAGATTGGCTCAAAGCATTAGGTGTTGATACCGGCCAAGATAAACTGCTTAAATTGAGCATGGCTATGATCGATGATGTGGCTAAAACAATCTCAACATTCATGAGCGACTACAAGGCCCTGCCCGACGGCGAGCGTCCTAAGGTGATGTTTGTGATTGACTCATTGGGTATGTTGCTAACACCCACTGATGTGAATCAGTTTGATGCAGGTGAGATGAAAGGTGACTTGGGTCGCAAGCCCAAAGCACTTACCAGTCTTGTGCGTAACTGTGTGAACATGTTTGGTTCATACAATGTGGGTCTAGTTTGTACCAACCACACATACGCTAGCCAGGACATGTTTGATCCTGATGACAAAATCTCCGGCGGTCAAGGTTTCATCTATGCCAGTTCTATTGTTGTGGCTATGAAGAAACTCAAGCTGAAAGAAGATGAGGACGGCAACAAGATCAGTGATGTCATGGGTATCCGAGCTGCTTGCAAGGTCATGAAAACACGCTACGCAAAACCCTTTGAAGGTGTGCAGGTCAAGATTCCTTATGAAACAGGTATGAGTCCTTACTCGGGCATGGTGGATCTCATGGAGAAACGCAATCTCTTGAAGAAAGAAGGCAACAGCTTGGTGTTTGTTACCAGCGATGGTGAGATCATCAAGAAGTTCCGCAAGAAGTGGGAAGCCAACGAAGAAGGTTGTTTGGACCGTGCCATGACAGATTTTGGAAATCACAAGGAAGAGGTAACTACAGTTGAGGAGGCAGCAGAATGAATGAAGCAGTAGCAGTAGCCAGCGAGATGTGGTCAGAACTCAAGCGTTATGTAAACACAGTGGATCGAGATGAAGCAGCCGAAACAGTTGTGGCTATCTTGATCGACAACGACTGTGATGTAGATGATATCAAGGACACATTCAAAGGTGATGCTGATATCAAACGAGCACTCACAGCATATCTCGACGACGACAAATCCTATGTAGACGAGGACGAGTTTGAGGAAGAGGAAGAAGACCTTCGCGCCGACGACTGGGAAAACTAATGTGGTATAGCAAGGTAGTGGCCAACTTGGCGGCCATTCCTGATTTCATAGACCATTACGAAGCAGAGCTTGATGCAGCCAAACGAGATTGTAAGATCTCGGGTGTGCTGGAAAAGAACATCACTGCTCTGCCTGGTATCACAGAACAACGCTTCAATCAACTACAGGAGATCGAAGCTGTTCTAAACTATCTCAACATCCAACTACGCAAGATACGCAGGAAACACTTCCAGAAATACCTCGAAGGCTATGCCCGCGCCCTTACTAGTCGTGACGCTGAGAAGTATGCCGAAGGTGAGGATGAAGTTGTGGACTTTGAAACCATTATTAACGAAGTGGCATTGCTACGCAATCGTTGGTTGGGTATCATGAAAGGGCTGGATACCAAACAATGGCAGATGGGCCATGTGGTCCGACTACGCACAGCAGGCATGGAAGATATTACAGTATGATCCTAAACGGTGATACATACTGTTATGAAACGCACCGCATTTGTAACAGGCATGACCGGCCAAGACGGTCCTTATCTAGCTCGACTGTTGATCGAAAAAGGCTATCATGTGTATGGCCTTGTGAAACGCTACTCAAATCCTAACTTAGACAACATCCGTTGGTTGGGCATTGAGAACGATATCGAGTTGGTGACCGGTGATATCACCGATGAAAACAACATGAATCATCTCATGCAAACACTCAAACCTGCGGAAGTGTACAATCTTGCAGCACAGAGTTTTGTGGGTGCAAGTTGGGATCTTAACAAACTCACCACGGAAGTGAACTCCATTGGTGTGCTAAACTTGCTCAACGCTATACGCAGCCATAGTCCTAACACACGCTTCTATCAAGCCAGCACCTCAGAGATGTTTGGTAATGCTACAGAAGCAGGTTCACAAGGAGAAACTACCCCATTCCGCCCGCGCAGCCCTTATGGTGTGAGCAAGTTGTATAGCCATTGGATGACCATCAACTTCCGCGAAAGTTATAGCCTGTACGCCTGTTCGGGTATCTTGTTCAACCACGAAAGCCCATTGCGTGGTCGTGAGTTTGTCACACGCAAAGTCACAGATGGTGTTGCCCGTATCAAACTAGGGTTGTCTGATTCTATTACCTTGGGCAATCTTGACGCTAAAAGAGATTGGGGATTTGCCGGAGACTTCGTGGAAGCCATGTGGATGATGTTACAACAGCCCACGGCCCGAGACTATGTGATCGCCACCGGTGAACAGCACAGTATTGGAGAACTGTGCGATGTGGCATTCCGGCATGCGGGTATTGAGGATTGGCAAAGCCTGGTCAAATCAGATCCAAGATTCAAACGCCCTGCTGAACTGTACAGCCTGTTAGGAGATTCTTCTGCTGCTAGAGATATACTAGGATGGCAACCAAGAACCGATTTTGCTACCATGATACGAGACATGGTAGACGCTGATCTAAAGAGACTGCAACAATCTACTCAACGGTAATCCGTTAGCGATCTCGCCCAGTGTCCACTCTGTGTGACACAGTTGTTCTAACCACGCTGCTCTTTCGGGCATGCGTGGTTTTTCTATGTGAGCAAAGTCTGTGTTGGCCACTGGTACGGCCATGCTATCCGCACCCACAAATGCCGGTACACCATCTATCACTGCTTGGCTACCCGGTCCGGAGTTTTCATTGACCACTGCCCATGCACGACCTAGACTGCTACGAAAATCAAACTCATCATAGGTTCCGCGCAGAGCCTGTGGTTGTTGTATTCGAACACCAGGTATGGGTTTCAATCGCTGTCTAGGATGTGGTCGCACAATGATTTCACGATCGGTATGTGCTCGTATATGATCTACAGTTTGTTGCAACCACTGTTCAGCGGCGGGTAACCCTGCCCATTGCTCACTGTCTGTGCGCTGCATGGCTATGAGGATGTGATCACCTTGATGCCAGGGTTGTAATCGCACAGCGAGTTTATCGGCACGGCCAGGCTCAAATTCTTCAATCCAACGACCACGACCATTCACTCCATTGATACCCATCTTCCAGGTCACACCACGCATGAGTTGCCCAACTTCTAACACTATCACAGGGCGTCCAGACGCTGTGAACTCTTGCCATACAGCACGATTAGGAGCCATGCGTCCTGTCCATAACTGACTCCAGATCACAGCCACATCTGCTGCGGAATTGTGCTCAGTTACTCGTTGGCCGTTCTTTTTACAGCCAGCAACAAATGCTTCAAACACTGGACCGGAGTTCAGTGCGCCAAATCTATTAAAAATACTGATTGTCATAATATTGTATTAAATAGTTATTCAAACTTGGAAGCCTATGACAAAATACGCAGTAGTCACAACATTCAACCAATCTGGGTACAACAAGTATGCCAGCCGGATGATCGATACATTCTTAAAGACTTGGCCCAAGGGCGTGGATCTTTATGTGTACACAGAAGATTGTGAAATCACACAAAATGCTCCTAATCTGCATGTGAGAAACCTACATGAAGCCAGTCCGGAGATAGTTGCTTTCAAACAGCGATGGGGTGCAGATCCCAGGGCTCGAGGTGAAGTGGCCACAGGCCCCGCAGACGCCAAGGGCAAAGCACCGGGCATAGGATTCCGTTGGGATGCTATTAGATTCTGCCACAAATCCTACAGCATATTCCATGCTGCTGCTAACTGCAAGACCGATGTGTTGTTCTGGATGGATGCCGACATGGTATGCCATACCGGGCCCACGGAAGCATTTTTAGTGCTACAGATGCCCGCTGATGTGGGTCTTGCATATCTAGGAAGAGAAAAGAAGTTTTCAGAGTGTGGGCTGTACGGTATGAATCTAAATAACCCCGTCACTCGACTGTGGCTCAAAGAGTTCCAATTGGCATATGATTCCGGACGCCTCATGACCATGGCTGAATGGAATGATTGCTGGGTGTTTGACGAAACTAGAAAAGAAGTGCAAGCTCTGCATCCTGAGTGGAAGGTGCTGAACTGGAGCGCAGGGTTGATCAAGGGCGAAGGGCATCCACTGATCAACACCCCCTGGGGCGGATATCTAGATCATCTCAAAGGCAACAGAAAAACCACCGGACGCAGCAACGACAAAGATCTCATCCGCCCTAGAAACGAGCGGTATTGGAAAACTGGTTAGTCGTTGTCGGCAACACAGATGCCTTCAACATCACCTTGCACATATTCGGCCTTTGAGTGCTTGGCTTTGTAGTGTATGAGGTGATCTCCTAACACAGTATGCCGCAGCGGAGTTTTATAACTCTTACCAAAGCTGGCACAAAGATCTAACACAGCGGCATCGGGCACAGTTAACAACGCAGCACCAAACACATCATTGTCGTAGTATCTACGCAAGCCGGATTGATCGCGTTGATGATATCTTCTGCAATACTCCGATCTGAACGCAGCAAAATCTTTGTGCTGAGTGTTTACAGCAAAGATTCCAGTCTCGGGCACTAACCAATTTCCGGATATCTTTCCGCTCTTGTCTGTGAAGTAAGTCACACCCATGTACATACTTAGATGATCCGGGTGTAGAACTCTTTGTAATAGTTCAATAGGCATGGATTGTACTGTGATCACATCTGCATCTAACCATACGATCCATTCAGCTGTGCCGTGATGCATGGCATGCATGAAACTGTAGGCTTTCTTGGCAAACTTTTTCATGCTTTGATTCAATGAAGTATCCAGTTGATATTGCGCGTAGTCTGTATCTAACTGTGAAAAATCAATCTGCTGTATGCGGTCATGCTTGGGCAACTGAAATTCTTCTACATAACAAGTGAGCAATAGTTCTTCAGGCCAATGTTCTAAGAAACTGCTCACGCAATCTTTACCAATGAGATCATAGTACAGTTGATTGAAACTGGTTATTACTTGTATCATTTTATTGCCCATTTCTTCATGTGTGACCAACATACACCCGTTTGTAATTCTTCATGACTCCAGTGAAATTGACTGATTCGTTGCGCCCAGGCTTGGCGATCAGGCATAAATGGGGTTTCTATCTTGTTGATACCCCGAGTGGCCACATCGCGGGCTTGACTACGCTCTGGATCTGTAAGTATTACAGGAATACCTTCCATCACCGCTGCCACACCCGGACTTGAATTATGATTCACAACTGCCCAACAGTCGGTGAAATCATCCATGAGACTGTGCCCTTCCATACTGATTCCTATATGTTTTAGTCTGCGACTGTGACACAGTTTCATTATTCTCTCACAGTATTTTCTAGCCTTCTTGTCACCAGGATGTGGACGTATGCGTATGGGTCGATCTGAATACTTGCGTATTTCAATTATGTTTTTCAACGCCCAGTCGACCACATCCCATCCGGCCATGCTCCATCCACCATCACGCTGTAGGCATACCAACACATGACTGCCAGATTGTCTCCAGGGTTGTAATTTTACATTGCAAAAATTCTGAACTGTTTCCCATCTCAACGGGTGGGGGTCCTGATCGCAGTATTCGCCGGTATTGGCAAAGATGCCATCATAACTGTAACGCAACCAATACCCGGGATTCTCTCGGTTCTTGTAGAGAAACAAGTTGCTGTCAGCGATCACAGTCCTGCCACCTGAAGCCTGTTGCCCTTCTAGGATTTCTTTCCTGAACTGTAGATGTGCAGCAGTCTTGCCGTGTTCATGAACCCACCCTAGGATTACCGCAACCTCACTAGGTTGATAGTTCATGTTGCTTTCGATTATGCCTTGATCACCTTCCGCATTGACCCCTTGTGCGAAATACCTAAGAGTGTCAAGTTTGTCTGTGGCATTCTTTAGACTCTCAGGAGTATATTGTTCTTTTCTGGGCAGCGTGGCTGTGTAACTTATGACTCTCATATTTCTTGCATCATTCTAAATGCCGTTCCATTCTTTAGTTCTTTCACATGATATTGCCCGTATGCCATGCTGTGGCACCAGGCCATCAACAAGTCTTGATCTGGATAGAATACTTTCTCTATCATGGCAAGATCTCGATTGGCCACAGGTTCGGCCACATGACTGGGCGCTAACACAAAGGCCGGTACACCCGCCAGTATACTCTCTACTGCTGCTACGCTGTTGAAAGTGACCAGGGCATGTACATCTTGTGCCAATGCATGAGTCAACGGTTCATTGAATATTCGATCTTCTCTTTTGGGTGCCCGTTCGCGCACTACCACAGGACGATCTGTGTACTGTTTGATTTTGTCAACAGTTTCCTGCACCCATTGTTGTTGATCAATACCATAATGCTTGCATGGTTTTTCATCCGGTGCTGCCACGATGATCTTGTGCCCGTATCGTCTTGGATGCGGAGTCACTCCCAAACGATCCCATCGATCACTGGGCCGTGGGCGTATGGTTCTATGTTGCAGATCATTCAGTACTATCCTGTGATAGTGTTTGATACCTTGGCTATTGCGTACACCCACATTGTTGCCCACATAGCCCGAATCCATGTAATAGAAGTCGTTGCCATCCTCTAGACATTGTTTCATGATCTTGTGTTTGAGAATACCTCTCAGTACCAATCGATTACGATCCTGGGCTATGTCGTATTTGTAATCAAAGTAGTCTGAATCCATATGTTTCATGCCAGCACTGGCAGCCAGCATGTTCACATATTCATCATTACCACCTTTGCTGAGAAAAATCCAGCCGCTCATGAGATCACCTCAATACTGCACTGTTGATGTTGATTGCGATATAATGTGCGAAAACTTCGACCATGACTGTGAATCCATTCACCTAGCGCTCGAAATTCTCCTTGCTCCCAGAGATCGTACGATTCAACATCATGCCAGGGATACATCTCATCAAACACTATCACAGTTCCGGGCACGATACGATCATTCAACAATGTCAATATGTCTAAGGTGCTGCTGTATAGATCACAATCTACATGTAGAAATGACACCACTCCGGGATTATGATCCATCCAGGGAACCACGGTCTGATTGAACCATCCGGGCACGAGTTGTACTTTTCTTTTGGCAAACTGATCCACAACCGCTTGTAGTTCCGCAGAGTCCAGTGCAAATTTCCCTGGTGGATGCTGTGCGCGCCGGGCGTGGACATCTGACTTCTTAAACCAAGTCTCGGGCAATCCTTCAAAACTATCAAACCCCCACACAGTTTGATTAGAGAAATGATCTGAGATAATTTTCAATGTGAGGCCTTGATATACTCCAAATTCCATCACATGCCCGGCGAGTTTTACTTTTTGTAGTGCATGAGTCAGATGACTATATCTCTGTGGTCGCTTGCTCTTGTTCTTGCAGTTGATGATCTCAGCTGAATGAAAACAATCTATCTCAAAGTTTGTACTATCAATGATCATACACTCAACCTCTGCTGACAGTATTCAGTGAGCATGCGTTCCTTGTGCCAATCATCACAGAAGTCGCCTTGATCGGCAAACTCGTGAAAGCAAGGAGTGCCCAGTGTGTAATGCACAAGTTTTGCACAAGGATTCCAATCGTATTCAACATCCAACCAGTTCCATTCCTTGGGCAACTCACCCGTGCGGTCGTCGTCAATCCAGGAGAATCTGTGCAAGAATGCACCTGTTGAATTCTGAACAAATTCAGGAGTTAATATCCGATTGCGTATGGCATTGCAGTTCCACAAGATCACTGAACTCCAATTCTTCCTGGGATAGTCTTCGTTTGGACTGCCCAGGTACTTTTCAGTCATGCGTGTCTTGTAATCATGTTTCACAACCATGACATCTTTTGTGTAGTCTTTAAGATCCCACAGTTCTGCGATATCTCCACGCACAATCATGTCACCATCAATGAATATAGCCCAACCCTGATAGTCCATGAGATATGGCACCAAGAAGCGTGTGTATATGAAATGATTTGATCCATCTGTGTGTGTTTCACTATACTCTCGAAACAAGTTCAAGGCCACGGGCACAATGGCCACCGGTCTGCTACTGTTGCGTATGATTGAATTCACACAGGTGTGATAGGCTATGGCTTCTCTAGGATCGTATCCCACAAACACAGGAATCGGTTTCATCGTCGCTCGATATCCTCTTCCACACAGTCCGCACCGTACTGGATTTCGATCAACTTCAATGGTTGATCAGTGTCATTGCACAGTTGATGCCATTGCCCTAGTTCAATCCAACAATGTTCATGCTGACTGGGCTTTTCTAATACTTCATATTCTGTGCTGCGAGGATCCACAGTATACACAGTGGCCTGCCCTTCAGCTACGAACCAAAACTCAGCTCGTTGTTCATGTCGTTGCATGCTGAGCCGTTGCCCAGGCAGCACAGTGAGTTCTTTGAGTTTGACATGGTTGCCCACTCGATGCAAAACTTGATAGTATCCCCAGGGTCGTTCTGTGATGTTGTTCATGTAAATATTTATCGGCGTACATAACGGTAAATACATTATGACGACGGCACTAAATCAATCCTTTTTACCCTACGAATACAAATTTGGATCACAACACAGAGAAGATGGTATAATAGATCTATTATGCTCACACATCAACAATCCTGACCACTGTGCCATTGAAATAGGATCCGGTACAGGTGAACAGAACATGATCCGCAACCTGGTTGAGAATCTAGGATATCGCGGCATCGGGCATGATCTGCAATCGGCCACTTGGACCCATCCCAGTTATGAACACAGAAATTGTACTGTGGCCCTGGACCAACTTGGCTCTCTGATTGAAACATGGCCCACACGCACTCCGGACTTTTTCAGTCTAGACATTGACAGTTTTGATTTTTGGGTACTAAAAGATCTATTGTACAATCATGATTTCCGTCCTGCTGTGATGTGTTTGGAATATCTCAGTTATTATCAGGACCAAGTTGTGAGTGTGCGACCCGGCTTGCCCAAATACAAAAAGACCTATTGCGGCTGTAGCCTAGCAGCATATCAACAGTTGACTGAACGATTTGGATATCAATTCTTCACAGTAGACACATACGGAGTAAACAGTTTCTTTTATCACCCTGACAGGATACGAGATGTTGGTGTGTTACAGAATCTGCCCACACATGCTTGGAGAATGTATCCCAAACACGCAGGCCTTTCTGTGACAGCATTTCACAATGTGATGGAATTTGACCCCGTTGTTCTATTTGACAATACTCCATATGCACAAACTTAATCTCAACTGCCACGGTTTGAATTTTGATTTTTGTATACATGATCCGGGTATAGACCGAATGGTCAGCAGAAAAATACTAAAACACAATGGCTGGGAAAGTAACATAACAAAAATATGGATAGATCATATACGGCCAGGCGATGTTGTGGTCGATATAGGTGCTAACATCGGCTGGTACAGCAAAATAGCCCAACTCCAACAGGCTGAAGTTTTTGCATTTGAGCCCGATCCCAGAAACTTCCAAGTACTGGAACAAAACTGTCCACATGCACATCTTTTTGAATCAGCACTGGGCGACTGTGAATCTACTACAACTATCAAATATAATCCGGACAATTTTGGGGATACCAGAGTGGCACCCAACGGAGATGTTGTGGTGAATCAAACAACGCTGGATGCTGTGATTGGTGATCGTGCAGGTGAAATTCGTGCTATAAAAATGGATGTTCAAGGTTGGGAACCACATGTATTACACGGTGCTGCGAACACCATGAAAAATTTGCCCAGTGGCTGTTTGGTAGTCCTGGAGTTTTGTCCTGTTTTGTTGGCGGAAAATAATTTTGACATGCACTGCCTTGATGATTTTTTCCAATTGTTCAGCAATTCCTATGCATTGAGAAAAGAAGAAACACTCAGTATAGATCACATGATTGAGTGGGCAGAACTGGTCAAAAATGATTCCCAGCTGTTGTACGCTGATACTGTTAATTTTGTGTAGGAATCTATCAATAATGGAACATTTCTATCAAGACATCTCGGGCTTTATGAGCCACAAAAATACTGTGATGCTGGATCTGGTATTGGATCAATTTCCTGCAGGCGGCACTTGGGTAGAATTGGGATCCTGGACCGGGCGCAGTGCCGCTTATTGTGTGGTAGAACTCATAAACAGAAACAAACTGGGTGCTTTCTATTGTGTGGATACCTGGAAAGGCGAAGCAGCCATCGCGTATGATCCGGCCACTGTGCAGGATCTTGAACAGATTTTTAAACACAATCTCTCTCCGGTAATAGAACACATCGCAATGTTGAGCATGACGAGTTGGGACTCTGCTGATCATTTTGAGGACGAGTCAGTGGATTTTTGCTATGTGGATGCCGGGCACAGTTATGAAGCGGTCACAAATGATTTAACTGCTTGGTGGCCAAAAATGCGTCCCGGTGCCATGTTTGCCGGCGACGACTACACCAAAGGATATCCCGGTGTGCAACAGGCAGTATGGGACTTTTTTGGACCAAGAGATATCAAAGTTCGTAGATCGGGTCGCTGTTGGCTGGTCACGAAACCATTTGATGACAGCAGTTTGATTTAAATAAAATATGACCTGGCTTAAACATTATCGAGACAACTACTATGACTTGTTAAATCCACAAGTGAGCGGTGCCAAAAGAGGACTTACAGAAGGTCTTTATCAGCGGGCCGAGGGATTTAATCTTGTGTTTGCACATCTTGAAAGCCGTGAACAGAGTGAATATCACATTGTTGAAACCGGCATCATGAGAAATCCTGGCAATTGGAAAGACGGGCAGAGTGCCAGATTGTTTTGTGAATTTGTAGAACATCACGGCGGTACTGTGCGTAGTGTGGATATAGATCCTGCCGCGGTTGATTCTGCTCGAGCTGCTATAATATCCACACGATTTACCAGCACATGCCAGGATAGTGTGTTATATCTTTCCACACAGCCAGATTTAAATCGTGTGGATCTTTTTTATCTTGACAGTTATGATGTAAAATGGAACGATGACCACCTCAGTGCCGATCATCATTTACGAGAATTCCTCACAATTGAACCACATTTAAAACCCGGCGCCTTGGTTGTAATAGACGACAACAGCAGATTTTTAGATAGCAATCAACGCACAGGTAAAGGCCATTACATAGCAGACTACTTGGAAACAAAAGAGATTCGCCCAATCTATGACGCTTACCAAATCATTTATAGATTTTAATCATGATCATTGATACTTTATTATTCAACAACGAATTCGACATGCTGGATATACATCTGGCCATCACTGACCAGTATGTGGATCACTGGGTCGTACTAGAAGCCAGCAGAACTTTCAGCGGTATACCTAAACCTTACTATCTCACAGACAATTTACACAAATATCAACAACGCTATGGCGATAGGATACAGGTGGTCACACTGGAACTCACAGCAGAGCAGACCAATCTCATATGCGAAACCATGATGCGACAAGCCATAGCACCTGCACTTGCACAATGTCATGCTGAAGATATCGTAATACACGGTGATCTGGACGAGATAATCAATCCCGAATGCTGGGCAGAAATCATTGCCACAATGGATCAGCATAATCGACCTGTCAGTTGTGGGTTTGAGATGTACATGTACCGGTTTGATCAGCGGGCCGAGCGTGGATGGAAAGGATCGGTAGTAGCACGCCGCAGGATGTTTGACACACCACACGAACTGTACAAAGGCGACAGCATCAAACGCAAGAATCGCAATCATTGTGTGGGATTAAAGACGCATGTGGGCTGGCACTGGACCTGGATGGGGTCAGACGAGCTGATACGCAACAAGGTAGTGAGTTGTATAGAAACCCAGCATAGAGATCCTGAAGAGATGTTGCAGGCATTCAAAAGAAAAGATACCATTGCAGCTATAAATCACAAAGCCACTACACATGTGGTAGATACTCAATATCCTGACGCGGTACAGGCCATACTCAAAAGATATCCAAGTTATTGGCATAATCCACCAGGGTATTAACATGGCCACTCGCTCTGAAAAAGATCTGCATCGTGCTGCTCGTGAAGCACATCGTGCCCGGAAACAGGAATCTGCGCCTGCGCCGGTCACACCACCCACAGTTTTTACATCACAAGACCCAGTGGATTGTGCCTGTGTGATCCACGGCTCTGGATATGATTTCACTTATGTGGATCGATTGTATAGCATGTTAAACCGCCATTTGTCACGCGGCGCTAGACTACATGTTTACACAGAAGCTGGTCGTCCTGTGCCTGCTCACATGGTGCGGCATGACCTGACCGAATGGCCGGGTGTGACTGGTCGTAAACGCAGTTGGTGGTACAAGATGCAATTATTCAACAGCGACCATTTCCAGGGTCAATTATTGTATTTTGATCTAGACACCGTGATCGTAGACAATATAGATTGGATGACCCAACTCAGTCCTGTGTTTTTTTGGACCCTACGAGATTTCCGATCATTATGGCGTCCTGATTGTTACAATATGAATTCATCTGTGATGTATTGGAACACCCAGGATTGGCAATCAGTCTGGGCTCAATTTCAGCAACAGGGCATAGAAAAAATTCGAATTAGACATCAACATGGTGGCGATCAGGATTATTTAAATACAGTGATTCCTGCACAAAAAAGGCGCTTCCTAGACGAAAATCGTATTGTGAGTTGGCGCTGGACAGCACTGGATGGCGGAATGAATTTTAAAAATAGAACCTACAAAAGACCCAATCGCGGCACTATATTATCGCCGCAGAATAGTGTACTAGTGTTCCACGGCGATCCAAAACCACACGAAGTCTCAGATATTGTGATAAAACAACACTGGCTCTAAAATATAAATATCTGATGCAAACAAAACAAATCAGACTGTATTTTCACACCCTGGGGATTACTCAGATCAAATTAACAATAAATGATTCAGAGAAATTTTTAGGAAACATAGATCCTGACAATCCCTGGATTGAATTTGAACATGAGGTTGAAGAAATCAGTCATACTCGTACCTTGAGTCCAATTCTCAATAAATGCAATGGTATATTGTGGACTTGTAATTTTCCAGCTAACATAACGACAGATCAAGCAGTGACACTAGTAAAGATAACGGCTAATTATACACCACTGTGGTTGAAAGCTGCCAGCCTGTGCCAGTCTAAGGTACATCCAGGAACAAAAGATATTTTCCGAATAATTCATGATGAACCATGCCATATACCGATGACCTTGAACTTAGAGCTACCCATAAGTTATTATGGTGAGGAATTATTAGAACCGAACGATATTTCTTTCATCTAACCCCTACGCCTTAAAGGGTTATTTTTCACAGGTTGACCGGTATCGCACTCTACGCTATACTACGGGCATGTCAACAAAACAAGCACTGACTCTCAAAACTGCTAAAAAATGTCGCAATTTTTCGCAGATCGAGTTGGAAAAACTTGCAAGCAAAACGGTTGACTGGTATCGCAACTGCTGCTATAATAGTGGCTTAACAACACAACGGGGCTAGAAACCATGAGTGCTATTCGTATCTTGCGCGGCGTATATCGCGGCAAAACTATCAAAAACAAATGCTTTGAGCTAGTGTCGGGCTTCCAGACCAATGCTCGCGGTGGCTTTGTAACAATCAAAAACGACGGCTCACTGGGCCGTAATTTTCCAGACAACATCCGCGTCCTTGTTGATGCTATCTCTGACTACGAGATGATCTCCGGCGACAGCGTGGAACAGAACACCCCTGCTCCTCGAGTATCTGCTTTCGCAGTAGAGACTGAAGAGCAAGCGATGACTCGTATCCGCGAGCGTTTTGAAATCCTTACTGAAATGAGCAAAGCCTGCATTGGTGGTGACATCCGTGCAATGATTGTGAGCGGCCCTCCTGGCGTGGGCAAGAGCTACGGTGTAGAACAAGAAATCGAAAAAGCCACACTGTTTGACAAGATCGCAGGCAAGAAGCTTCGCGCAGAAGTTGTGAAAGGTAGTGCTACTCCTATTGGACTGTATCAGACTCTGTACAAATACTCGGACCCAAATTGTGTGTTGGTGTTTGATGACTGTGACTCGATCCTGTTGGACGATGTGGCACTGAACTTGCTGAAAGGCGCATTGGACTCTGGCAAGAAGCGCAAGATCTCCTGGTTGAGCGAGTCAAGCACTCTGCGTCGCGAAGGCATCCCAGACAGCTTCGACTTCAAAGGTAGTGTGATTTTCATCACCAACTTGAAGTTCGACAAGATGAAATCGCAGAAACTGCGCGATCACTTGGATGCCCTGCAAAGTCGTTGCCATTACTTGGACTTGACCTTGGACACCATGCGTGACAAGATCCTGCGTATCAAGCAGATCGCCAAGGACGGTGTGCTGTTCGCAGACTACGACTTTGAGCCAGAGACTCAAGACAGCATCTTTGAGTTCATGGAAACCAACCAAGTTCGCCTGCGTGAGATGAGCCTGCGTATGGCGCTGAAGATTGCAGACCTGCGTAAGCTGAGCCCGGACAACTGGCGCCGTCTTGCAGAGACCACCTGCATGAAAGCAGCAGACTAACATGGGAGCTTCTATTGTGTGGATGCTGCTGAATGGGTGGTTTGCCAAAGTGAGTTTTGAGCAAGACGCGCCCATTTCAGGATGGATCTGTTTGTGCATCAGTGCCTGGTATCTGAGTCGAGTAATGATTGCAATCTTTTAAGGAAATCGTATGTTTGAAATTTGGGATGGTGATTTGTTTTTGTACACTGTGGATAGCACATATGAGGCTGATGAGGCTGAGGAAACAGGATTTCGCGTAGTGCCAATCTCACAGGAATAGCAAGGTCATGGCGTAAAGCCAAGAAACAGAGTCGCAGTGAATTTCTAGCCCGGCGACTCTTTTATGATAGGTGTCTAAATGGCACCTATCTTTTTGACTTTTTGTCATGTGCATGCTACTATATACACTATGAAAAGAGCAACAATAACTATCCGTGACGAAGTGAATATAAAGATCGAAGGCCTGGATCTTGACACTCGCAGAGACCTAGTGAAGAAATTCAAATACGATGTGCCTTATGCCCGCTATCTTCCAGCTGTGCGACTGGGACGCTGGGATGGCAAAGTGGCCTACTTCCAATTAGGCGGCAGCACTTATGTAAATCTTTTACCTGAGATCATCCCTATATTAGAAAAACAAAACTACGATATCGAACTGGACGATCAACGCACCTACACCACTACATTTGATTTCACACAAGTTGTAGAAACCACTTATCAAGACCGTAAATGGCCCCGGGGACATCCTGCAGAGGGCCAACCCATCCTGTTGCGTGACTATCAAGTGGAGATCGTGAACAACTTTCTAGCCAATCCACAATGCTTGCAGGAAGTGGCCACAGGCGCCGGCAAGACCATCATGACAGCAGCACTAAGCGATGCTGTGAGTCGATACGGCCGCAGTATCGTTATTGTGCCCAATAAAAGTCTAGTGACACAAACAGAAAAAGACTACATCAATATGGAATTGGATGTGGGTGTGTATTTTGGTGACAGAAAAGAATATGGTCGCCATCACACCATTTGCACATGGCAGAGCTTGAATAATCTTTTAAAGAACACAAAGAATGGTGTGGGTGATTGCACCATCCAGGAATTTCTTGAAGATGTTGTATGCGTTATAGTAGACGAAGTACACATGGCCAAAGCAGATGCACTGAAAACTCTATTAACGGGCGTGATGGCGCAAGTGCCAATTCGTTGGGGATTGACGGGAACTATCCCAAAAGAACTATTTGAAAGCCAAAGTCTGCTGGTGAGCCTGGGTCCCGTGATATCTAGACTTGCTGCCAGTGAACTACAGGATCGAGGCGTATTGGCACAGTGTCATGTGAATGTGGTGCAGTTAGTGGACATCCGAGAACACAAGACCTATCAAGAAGAATTGAAATATCTATTAGAAGAACCGGGTAGATTGGATGCTATCGCGCAGTTGGTGCTGCAAGTGAATGAAACAGGCAATACACTAGTGTTGGTAGATCGTGTGGCAGCAGGACATGAACTGGTCTCAAGATTGGGTGATCGTGCTGTGTTTGTGTCAGGTGCTACCAAGGCCAAAGCCCGGCAGGACGAATATGATGAAGTGGCCATCAGCACAGACAAGATCATCGTGGCCACATACGGTGTGGCAGCAGTGGGTATCAACATACCAAGAATCTTTAATCTAGTGATGATCGAGCCCGGCAAGAGTTTTACACGAGTGATACAATCCATTGGGCGTGGTATCCGCAAGGCCGAAGATAAAGATCATGTGCAGATATGGGACATCACAAGCACATGCAAATTCAGCAAAAGACACTTGACCAAACGCAAGGTGTTCTACAATGAAGCCAACTATCCTTACACTCAGGAGAAATTGGCATGGCAATAGGTCGCATTCTTCACAACTATAATATACAATAAACTCATGCGTATCCTTACATTAGACAACAAACCCTATGATCTCGACCATTTGCCTGAAGAGGTAGATGACATGAGATTTGCCATACTAGATAATTCAGATCCTGCCAATCCAGACTATCATTATATTCCTTTAATCTTTTTGGAAAGTTTCAGCGCACCTGCATTAGTATTACAGATAGGTGATTTCAAGATAAAGATGCCCGTGGATTGGCAGATCCTGATTGGTGAACCCGAAGTGGGAGATCTAGAAATGCTACCACTCACTAGTGTGAATGATCGCGGATTCAAAGTGTTCCAATTCAATCCTTTAAGTAGTTTTCGGCCCAGTTTTCCTAGCTTGGAGATTGTGGATGTGTATCAAGAAGTGTCTTGGTATGCGCCCAAATTAAAGAATGGACAGATGCTATGTGTGCCTATCAATGACGCAGAGCAACCGGACTGTGTGTATTTCGTAAAAGACATCAGCCGCAACTGCGAGATAGTGGATTACAATCGAGCCTGGTAATGGGACAGTTGAAATCAGGTGTGTCACTGATATACGAGCGTGATGGCGATACTGTGTATCAGCGCGAAGTGGGTGCTGATCCTGCCACACGCTCAGAAGTGGGTTGGGAGTATGATCCCATAACCAATAACGGCAGACCATTGCGTGAAGAAATAAAAGAAGCCAAGCTGTGGGGTGATATTCGCTGGGAGGCCCGCACCAATCCTGCTTTACAAGACATACTGGATCATGCTATAATGGTGTATCATCTAACTCGAACTGAAAAATCACTGTGAAAAAGACTGTCAAACTCACACCTGCTGACTCGTATACAGAAAAGTGGACTGACCTGGACTTTGCCAAGGAGTATGAACCAGATGCCTGGGAACGCACCAAATGGGAAAAATTGTGGGAAACGGAAGAATATAAAGAAGAAAAGGGTGAGCCTTACTTTGAACTGGCCGGCGATGAATACCGACTATTCGAAGAATGGCGAGACATAACAGCGGCTGCTGAAACCAATCCCTCTTTACAAGACCTATTGGATCAAACAAAAATGGTGTATAGATTGACCAAGATCAAATGAGCGACAAACTAAACATCGGCAATGAGATGCGTCAATTGGACGCAAAGAACCGTGATTTCTATGATGAACTCACGCCGGAAGAACGCAAGAAGTTCTCAACATTCTTAATGGTGCGTTGGGGATCAGCAGTGGACGGCAGCAGAGAGATCCAGGAATACTATGTGCAGAGTGTGAATCATTATCTAAACAAGCACTTCTTTACCATGCATCGGCATCCCAAACTGCAATGGCTCATGGCCACAGCAGCCAGTCCGGGCATGGGTGCAATGCGGCACAACTGGATCGCACCCAAGAAGAAAGAAGCCGGTGCAAGTGCGATAAAGAAACAACTGCGAGAACTGTATCCACATTTCAAAGATGATGAGATTGATCTCATGGCTGCCCTCACTGACAAAAAAGAAATAGCTCAACTGCAACGGGCTCATGGCAACGACAAGTAACTTCACATGTAAGTATTGCGTCAGGTCATTCAGCAAAGAAACCACGCTGAGTGTGCATGTTTGCGAACAGAAGAAACGCTGGCAAGAGCAAAGTGAGCGTGGTGTGCAGTTGGGTCTGCAAGGATACTTAAAGTTCTACGAATACACACAAGGATCCGCTAAACTAAAGTCGTGGGCGGACTTTGCTACATCACCCTACTATCGTGCATTCGTAAAGTGGGGCAGGTATTGTGTGGATGTGCGTGTGATCCAACCAGAACGCTTCCTTGAATGGTTGCTGAAAGGCAACAAGAAGATTGACAACTGGTGCAGTGATCGTTTATACACAGAGTATCTTGTGACGCATGTGCAGAAAGAAACTGTGAATGATGCTCTGGCCCGGGCTATAGAATATGGATTGGACTGGAGTGAAAAGACTGCAAGTCCTTCACATGATTGTTTGAGATACGGCAGCGCCAATGCCACATGCTATGCTGTGACCACAGGCAGGATCAGTGCTTGGGTGATCTACAATTCGGAATCAGGGCAGAAGTTCCTATCGGAACTCAATGCAGAGCAAGTGGCAATGATATGGCCTTACATTGATTCAGATGTATGGCAGAAGAAGTTTGCGGATTATCCTGGGGATCAGGAATACGCAAAAGAGATTTTAACACAAGCAGGATGGTGATATGATCAAGAATGTATATGGCGGTGGACCATATCTAACGGCTTACAGCAACAATGCCAGTAACTATGTGAACAACTTCAGCGGGGCTCAAGGGCTGGGCGATCTACGATTCAACACAGTGCATCAATGCCTGGAAGTGTATAACGGCTCGGGGTGGCAATCTCTAATCATGAGTGATGTCAGTGTGAGTCTAACACAAGAGGCTGTGGATGCCATAGGCTGGGTAAATCAAAAGCGCAAAGAGGAACATGATATTCGAGTATTGGCTGAGAAGTATCCTGCTGTGGCTGATCAGTTGGCAGCAGTGCGCGAAGCCGAAGAAAAATTGCGAATGGTCACACTCTTGGTGCAGACATGAGTCAACTTATTCTATGTCTAGGAAATAACACCGAGGATACAGATGTTAAAACACGATCTCTAGCCGCAGCGGCCCAGGCTCAATGTCATGGTCTGCTGTCTGACCTAGATGGTACAGTCACAGTGGACAGTATCCGGAATGCGGGTTATTATCACACTAGTGTATACGACATAGAATATGGAAAGCTGATAGATCTGGCTGATCATTTTGACACGGTGATTGTGCTAGATCAACCCCGAGATCAATACTCGCATCCAGACGCATTCTATAAAACTATAAGATTAGCAAGAGAACTAAGATCTCGTACTCAGGTAAGATTGTTAAACCCGAGTTATGAAACTGACATTGATTTTTTTGAAAATCATGTGCAGACCAATTCCAGCTTCTGTATCTTTCCTTTCATTGAGATTTTAACAAATCAACGAGCGGATGGACAGACCACAGTATGTTGTCGCTCAAACACACCCATAACCCCGGTTAAACAAATTGTTGATTTTGCCACAGACAAAAACTATAAAATCATAAGGGACAAAATGTTGCAAGGAGTACGGATTCCGGAGCATTGCAGCGCATGTTATGTATTAGAAGATAAAAATATCCGCAGTGCCCGGCAACAAGAAACAGTGGAATGGACCAATAGATTAAATATTTCTTCACTAGAGGATCTGTCCAAAATTACACATCCGGCATATTATGAAATTAGGCCCAGCAATGTATGCAATTTACAATGTAGGATGTGTGATCCGGGCTCCAGTCAATTGATCGGCAAAGAGTATCGTCGATTGAATCTTATTTCTCAATTGCCTCCTGTACAACGCAGTAATTTTGACATAGTTAATTTTACCAATCTAAAAAAACTTTATGTAGCCGGTGGAGAGCCCACAGCCATGCCCGAGTTCTATGATTTTTTAGACAAGTGTATTGCGGAAGATCGAATGTTTGAATTCTTAGTAAACACCAATGGCACCAAACTAAACACTCGTTTTAAAAAACAATTAAAGCGTCTACCTCACATGCAGTTCACAGTGAGCATTGATGGGTTTGATCAGTTGAATCATTACATACGTTGGCCCTCACAGTGGGCCGAGATAGTAAATAACGTTCAGTATCTTATTGATCATGGACACATAGTAAACATCAACACCACAGTGTCGATTTATAACGTACTTGGATTGTATGAATTATTTCAATGGGCCGACCAATCACTTCCGGGAGTTTTAGTTCATGCTCAAATAGCCAGCAGTGACAACGACATGCTGTCTGCATTTAGATTTCCAGATTCTGGTTTGGCAAAAGGTCGACTTTTGCCTATACAACAGTTAAAATGTTACAAGAATGATGGATTATTGAAAAGTATCATTGATGAGATTATTTCTCACTATAATAGTGAGCCAATTGTAGATCAACACAAGCTTCGACAGTTTTTTGAATTCAATGATAAACTAGATCAATCTAGGAATATCCAACTAGCGGATTACATTCCGGAATTAGAAAAGCACAGGAACAAATATGAGCGCAGACATTGACATTGATGTACCTAACAGAGATGCTGTGCTGGCCTTGATCCAGTACACTGCCGCACGGCAAAGCAACGGGCGCCGACACAACTCCGGCATCTATGTCACGGAGATTCCACAGGATCCTATCACAGGATGCTCGGCTGTGGATTACGAAACAGCCGAATCTCGAGGCTACTTCAAGATAGACTTGTTGAATATGAGTGTATACAGTTTGGTAAAGGACTCTGCACATTATGAAGCAATGTTAGCTGCGGAACCACCTTGGTCAAGATTGTGGACGGATCCTGAATGGGCCCGGCAACTGGTGCATATAGGCAACTATACTGAATTGTTGCGATCAATGCAGCCCGATAGCATACCCAGGATGGCTGCGTTTATCAGTGTGATTCGTCCAGGTAAAGCACATTTGCAGAACCGGCCCTGGTCCGAAGTGTTTGAATCAGTGTGGGATAGTGATCTCAGCAGAGGCTATACATTTAAGAAAGCTCATGCTGTAGGATATGCAGCACTAGTGGTGTTGCACATGAATCTAATCAACACGCCTGACTAGGGTAATTGATTTTCGTTTGCCTTTTCTACGGGCAATATCATTTAGACTGCACACAGGGCCGTGTAGGATCTCCAGATCTTTGTTCACAAACGTTCGTAAGCACAGTCGGAATTCTTCCCATTCGCCACGTAGGAAGATGTTGATAGGGATTGATCTATTGCTTTCCCACCACCAGGTATTGGCCAGATCGATGTATCGGCGTTTCTGTTCAGGATCTTGTATCACGCCAAAGTCGTAGATAGTGGTAATCACATCGTCGCGATTCTGCACGATGCCAACGTATTCGTTAGTGGAGTACACACACAAGGTTATGAAAGGATACTTGTCTGCAAGTTTTTGGAATAAGTCGCTGCCCATATTGTATTAGTTCGGATATTTATACCCCTGTGTCTCGGGCTAAATATCATTGGAGCTCACCACATGTATTCAACCCAGATCTATATCTATCAACAAATCCAACGTGTGTTGGTATTGGATACCACAGATGGTGATGTTTTTGACCGGAGGTGGGATCCTGTGTATGCTAAAAAATTAACCATCAACAAAGGTGTTGACAATGTGATTTTGTTTGAGTTTATCAATCAAGATCAAAAACCTGTGAACATCACAGGGTCAGACTTGCGATTCAAACTGATCAATCTAGCAGGCACAGCCCAGTTGATTGAAAAAGACATGGTCATAATCAATGCTGCTTTTGGGCGTGCCAAGGTCACTTTGACATCAGCAGAGACCACAGAGTTTCCAGCAGAACCGTCGAGTTACAGTATAGAACGAGCCAGTGGCAATCTTGTGGAAGCAGTATTTGTAGATGCCCAAGCACAAGGTCGCGGCGATGTAGACATTGTTGACTCTGTGAAGCCGGCATTTGTGCCCAGCCAGTTGGTCACTATCCCCACAATCTATGGCCCAGAGTCTTATGTTGATCCAGTGTTCAATTCCAACTATCCAGATTGGGCATTGAATCCACCGGGTGCGTATGGAAATGTCTACAATGATCCACAACGATTCAGCAGTCATGTTCCTACCAATGGAACCAGTTTTACCACATTCCAAATGGAGATGGATCACTACACAGGCAATGTCAAAGTACAGGGTGCCCAGAATTATGAATCTGTTTGGGCAGATGTTACTAATGTGCAAAGTTATTACAACAAAAGTGGTGCCGACTATATCAATGTGGTGGGATATCATCCGCTGTTGCGATTGGTCAGTGACCAATGGCCTGGCACAGAACAAGTGCAGTTGGCCCTGGCCACAGCCACAGGGGCCAATGGAGTGATCACTGCTATCACTGTGACTCAAGCTGGCTATGGATATCTAGCACCGCCCAAGGTCAATATCATTGGACTGGGTGCAGGTGCTGTGGCTGAAGCAGAAATTACCGGTGATCAGGTCAGTGCCATAAATGTTATAGACGGTGGTTCAGGGTATGTGGCCAATCCACAACAAAGCAATCGGGTAGCGGTAATCGGTATCAGTCGTGGAGCCATCATAAGCATACTAGTTAGATGACATTTAAAAAAATCGTAGGGTTTGGTGATAGCTGGATGTATGGTGATGAACTGTTAGATCCAGAACTGATACAGCAAAATCCTAATGCACATTCATGTTGGCATCAGAATGATCAGTATCGCAACAATCACAACTTCCTGGGATTATTAGGTCAACATTACAATGTGCCTATAGAAAATTTTGGTATATCAGGCGGCAGTATGCAAAGTTCGATCTGGACCTTCCAATGGTGGTTGGATCACGAACCCGATCCTGGTTCGTGTTTGGTGCTAGTGGGGCATACAGATTCTGATCGATTGAGCTTTTATGATCCTAATCATCGCAGTTACAGCAATGATCCTCCGTGGAATAAGTTTGTACATTCGTCCTGGGTAGAATACGGAGCGGCAGCGGTTCCCGAACAGTTTAGAACCATGGTTAAACAACAACTGGTATTGACCAATTGCCCGGAACTTACCAGACTAAATTATCTACAGACTGTGCAGTTCTTTGATGGAGTAGCCGCTCGAAAGAATCTCAACATGATGCAATTCCATATCATGCCTGCAGAGGTAGAAATGAATCTTCCTACCATGATCTGGCCAGGCTTTTCAACCACCCTTTGGTTTCGAGATCATCCTAACAATCAACGCCGTGAATTGATCATGTCCGGGGGCCACCCCAACGAGATTGGGCATGTGATGATATCAGAAAAGTTGATTTCTACCATAGACTCTGCTACAATGTAAGGATGCTAGACATCCTTGGTTATCTGCCTGCGAAACGAAAAGCCACGCCTTCAGGTTGGGTATCGTTTAACGCTGTGTGCTGTGCTCACAATGGCAGCACAGCAGATAAACGAAGCCGCGGCGGTCTCAAACCCACAGAATCGGGCTGGAGTTATCACTGCTTCAACTGTACCTACACCGCCAGCTTTATCCTTGGCCGTACATTAAGTTATAAGGCCCGCAGGCTCTTAGGCTGGTTAGGTGTGCCCGATGCAGAGATTGATGCGTTAAACTTGGAAAGTCTACGACATCGTGGCATACATGGTATATTGGATGACCGACAACGCATGTTTAATGTGTTGTCTGGCATAGAATTTGAAGAACGAGAATTACCACCGATGAGTGAATTATTGGTTAATTCATATGAATATCGAGAGTATCTTCGTTCAAGAAAAGTACCTGATGATTATCCTGTGATGGTACAGCTTCATGAAGAAAGGTCATGGAAAAATCGACCCAGCGTTATCATCCCATTTACCTATGACAATGTCATAGTAGGACACACACAAAGATTTTTAGACAATCGCACCCCCAAATACATCAGCAACAGCCAACCAGGATATGTGTTTGGCACAGACTTACAGCACAAGGATTGGGCCCATGCAATCGTGGTAGAAGGTATATTTGATGCGTTATGCATTAGTGGGCTGGCTGTGATGCATAGCACTGTATCAGACGAGCAAGCACGACTGATCCGCAGTCTAGGTCGGGAGATCACAGTGGTACCAGATCAAGACCTAGCAGGAATGGAACTGGTGGATCGTGCTGTGGGACTGGGCTGGGCAGTGAGCATGCCACCTTGGCCCGCGGATATCAAGGATGTGAATGACAGCGTGATGCGTTATGGTAGATTGGCAACTATGCTAACTATATTTGAAAATCGTGAAACCAGCCGAATCAAAATAGAACTAAGGAAGAAAAATCTTGTTAAAAGACTACGGAGTTGAAGTACAAAAGTTATTTCTGGAAATGATGTTAGAAGATGCACAAGGCTATGTGCGTGTGCAGAACATCTACAACCCAGAGAACTTTGATCGGAGCCTGCGACCAGCGGCTGAATTCATAAAAGAGCACGGCGACAAATACAAGACCTTGCCGGATCGCGCACAGATAGCGGCCACCACTGGTATCAAACTGCAACCAGTGCCTGAATTGAATGAAGGGCATTTTGAATGGTTCATGACGGAGTTTGAATCATTCACCCGCAGGCAAGAACTGGAACGGGCTATCCTCAAAGCAGCAGACTTGTTGGAAAAGGGTGACTATGATCCTGTGGAGAAGCTGATCAAAGATGCTGTGCAGATTTCATTGACCAAGGACATGGGCACAGACTACTTTGCTGATCCTGCTGGTCGTATACGCAAGTATTTTGAATCGGGTGGGCAAGTGAGCACAGGCTGGCCGCAGATGGATCGACTGCTGTATGGCGGATTCAGTCGCGGTGAACTAAACATCTTTGCTGGCGGATCAGGATCAGGCAAGAGCTTGGTCATGATGAACATAGCATTGAACTGGGTACAGCAGGGACTCAGTGGTGTGTATATCACGCTGGAACTGAGTGAAGAGCTCACCAGTTTAAGAACAGATGCCATGTTGACCAACATGAGCACCAAGGACATACGCAAGGATATCGACACAGCAGAGCTCAAGGTCAAACTGGTAGCAAAGAAGTCGGGTAACTATCAAGTGAAAGGATTGCCAGCACAATCAAACATCAATGATATCAGAGCATACTTGAAAGAATATCAGATACAAACAGGCAAGAAGGTAGACTTTGTGATGATTGATTACTTGGACTTGTTGATGCCGGTGAGCGCCAAGGTAAGTCCAAATGACTTGTTCGTGAAAGACAAGTATGTGAGTGAAGAACTGCGTAACCTGGCCAAGGAACTACAGATGCTCATGGTCACTGCGTCGCAGTTGAATAGATCAGCAGTGGAAGAAGTAGAGTTTGACCACAGTCATATCTCGGGTGGTATTTCCAAGATCAACACAGCAGACAATGTGTTTGGTATCCTCACAAGTCGCTCAATGAAAGAGCGTGGCAAGTATCAGATCCAATGTATGAAATCGCGTAGTTCTACAGGTGTAGGACAGAAGATCGATCTGGAATACAATATTGATACCATGCGTATCACTGATGCAGGTGGAGATGAAAATGACAATGGATTCCGCAAGCCCAGCAGCGTGATGGAATCTATCAAGGCTCGCGCAAGTGTGGCGCCAGCAGACGCCGCTGTACCGGCCAAATGGGAACGCGGTCAGGCCAAGCCAGGTGTTGATCCGCTAGACCCTACTCCAAAGATCACAGCAGATGTGCAAAGCAACAAGCTCAAGGAGTTGTTGGGCAAGATTAAAACTGGTTAAAACCAATAAATAACCCAAAGGCCCTTGAACACAATGCAAAAACGCACCCGTAGTCTATTGGAAGAACTAGATTCAATGTATGTTGAGCGTGAGCGCGACTTGATAATAGAAAGCCGCGCCTCGAATATCATTGCTGGTGCCATCAACTTGTTAGAACAGATAGATGCTGCGTATTCACCAGAGCAAGCAGAAAATCTCACCCGCAAACTGCTGAATGCCATCCGCACCCGAGATGCAGGCCGTTTTGCTAGAACTGTAAGGCGTAGTCATGCAAATCAATAAACTGCTGGAAGGCGGAAATGTTTTTAAAACCAAAGACGGTGAACCACTTACTCAGCGCATCAACCGAGCGGATGTTCCTGCCACGATCCGGTGGATAGAGCAAGTGACCGGTATAGAATTCCCCCGGGATCGTTGGTTAGGATCAACTGGTAAGAAACCCACATCCGGAGACCTGGATCTTGCTGTGGATCTAACCGAAGTAAGCAAAGAACAACTGGCTGGAATCCTCTCACAGTTTGTGCAAAGCCAAGGCTTAGATCCTAGAGAATATGTAGCAAAAAAAGGTGAGGTGCATCTACGCACTCCTATTGGTGGCGATGCCAATCGAGGATTTGTGCAGACTGACTTTATGTTTTTTCCTAACTTGGACTGGGGCGGGTTCTATTACAGCGGCGGTGAGGATTCTGAATACAAGGGCATGAACCGTAATGTGTTGATGTCGAGCATAGCCAAACAACAAGGACTCAAAGTAGGTGCCAACGGCATGTTCTCTCGTGCCACAAATGAATTGGTTCGTGGTGGCATGGATCCTGACTATGTGGCCACAGTGCTGTTAGGCCGCGGCGCCACTCGTGATAATCTAAAAAACGTAGAATCAATCTATGCTGCACTCACGAATGATCCCGACCGTGATGTCAAAGTAGCAGACTTCCGTGAGTATCTTGCCAAGGAAGGCATGCGAGAACCAGAAATGACTGTGCGTGAAAGTGATGCCAACTTCCTGGCTCGCCTGCGTGATCGCATTGTGAATCAAGGTATGCAGCCCTTGATCGAGAACAAGCGATCATATCAACTGTACGAACAAGAACCCGCAGCAGTAGGCGGCAAAGCCAAAGGCATTGAGCACCTGGAAGACTACATATTCCGTAGTGGCTCTGCAGGAGTGGACCGAGCACTCGAAATAGCTGATAGTTTCTATAGTGATCCTAAGACAGGATCAGTGAAGTGGGACGGCAAGCCTGCTGTGGTGTTTGGTCGCAAGCCTGAAACTGGTGAGTTTGTGCTCACTGATGATGCTGGTTTCACAGCGGATAGATTGTTTACTAGCACACAGGAAGTTGCTACAGACATGGCTCGACGAGATGCCAATGCGGCTGCCAAAGGTAACAAAGCAGATAGAATACAAACCTTGTTGCCCACATACGAAACCATATGGCCATATCTTGAAGCAGCCACTCCGGAAAACTTCCGTGGTTATGTCAAAGGTGATTTGTTATACACATCCACGCCAGAGGTTGAAGCAGGTAATTTAGTATTTCAGCCCAATACGGTGCAATATCGTATTCCTGTGGCCAGTGATCTTGGAAAGAAAATAGCCAACAGTGAAATTGGTGTAGCAGTACATACCATGTATGCAGATTCAGATGCCGATAAGCAGCCACTTAGTAGAGTCAAATTTAATCCTGTGCCGGGATTGTTCTTGATAGAACCCATCTATGCCCAGTCCGTGCCCAAGAACAATGCCATAGTCAAGCAGATAAAAACACTGCTGCGCCAGAATCGAGCGGCCATAGACACCTTGTTCAACCCCATGGAACTGCGAGCCATGAAGATCACTGACTTGGCCAAACTGGCTATAGACTACATCAACAAGAGAGTGGATCCAAGGCATGCTGCGTACACAGGTGATTTCAGTGACTTGGTACCTGGATTCATGGCCTGGTTGCAACAGACACAGACACCGCAGAAGGTCAGCAACATAGCACAGTATCTGCGTAGTCCTACCAGCAATGAGCAAGGTCTGGCTGCCGCGTTCTTGTTGTTTGAATTGCTGCATGATCTCAAACTGGATCTGCTGGGCAAACTAGATGCACAGGTGCCAGGTAACGAAGGATGGGTATTTGCTACCCCTGCAGGCTATGGCAAAGCCGTGAACCGATTTGACTTCACTGCCAGAAACAAAGCCAGAAACAACTAGCCAAGGGCGTGATTTTTTGCCAGATTCATAAATAAGAGTAGGGCAAAAGCCCACTTTTTAGGAGATTTTAAAATGGCAGTATTTACACAAACAAACGGTACCACACAACCAGTGTTCAACATGGACACGGCCAATGGTAACATTGCAGGCACAGCTAACATCGCCGCAACTGGATCGGTCAACTTCCAAGGCCCCAAGCTGGATTTCTTCAGCCTTGTCGCCAATGCTAGTTTGGCTACTTCTGGTAATGTCAATGGCTACATCAACAACCTGTTGCAAGCCATCCAGACCAAAGGCACAGTGGCTATGTATCAGGTCAGCCCAGCTGCACCCACAATTCTTAACTTGGCTATCTATCCAACAGGCGCTTACAGCAATGTTACATTGTTGGCCACTGCTAACACCAGTGCCACAGTGGCGTCCGGTGGTCAGAACATTCAATTGACTTCATGTGCAGGCAACGCTGTGTTCACCACAAGCGCAACCAACTTTACTCCAACCTAATTCCGGGTAGAGGTAAACGATCAAGGCCCTGGTTTATTTCCAGGGCTTTTTTTTGGCCGTAAATACGCCATGACCCTGAGTATTCGTGTAACAACTGATTTTGATTGTAGACCCACCGGTGTCACTGGGCACTTTCGACCCAACATCTTGCCCATTACAGACCAACAAGGACAGGCTGTGACCAATCAAGCCACATGGTTGCGTAGTAGGAATCAACAACGCAACTGGGAAACTATAATGCAATTGATCGGCCTTTACACACAACCTTTGCGTATGAGTCGTGTGCGGGTAGAAAATCTTCGCTGGCAGTTTGATTTTGACACAGATCTAGAAGATGTGTTCCGACTTGACGATGATCCGGTGGGTCGGTTAAGGCAAGCATGCACTGGTGTGCCTATAATAAACTATGTAGAGCAAGAACTTACCACACTATTGCAACCAGATGTGAACATTTGGTTTGAGGCCCTGAACCATAAATAACTTCATGGACACTACAGATATTGAAAAGAAAAGCCTTGAAGCCCATGTTGAGTTATGTGCCGAGCGTTACCGCATGCTGGAACTCAAGATTCAAAATGTTGAGTCAGATGTGAGTTCGGTGAAAGACATGGTCACAGAAGTGCATGGTATGATGCAAAAAATGTCTGCAAAACAAACTGATCGACTGATCAGTTGGGGCATTGGCATCATTGGTTTTCTCATTGGCACCGTGGGCTGGTTAATATCACACTATGTGTTAAAATGAAAGCCAGTCGAAAACTTGCTGCATTGGCAGAGCGAGAACTTCCCCGTATCCTTGATCAAGTGATCATCGAGGACGGAGAAAAATATCGTGTGTTTGGCAGATACACCATACATCCCACAGAAGGCTTGTTTCAAGTGCGGTTGAGAGATGATGATGTTGGTGTGTTTTCAGGCACAAAATCCGCATTGGCATGGTGCATAGCAGACAACTTACACAGATTTAATCTAGCCAGACAGATCAAAGAACTGGATCAATCCATCACAAGATTACGAAATGACATTTATGTGCGGCGTAGCCTAGCTGAACGCACCTCAGGACACACCTGGGAAAACTTGATCAACAAGACCACTGCCAGGCAAGAACAAAGCCAGGTCCTGGAAAAAGAACTAGCGAAATGTATAAATTTGGCTAAATACTGGCAACTACGAGGAAACTCAGATGAAACTAAACGAACTGGCCGTAACACGCCCCACACAACAAATCGCTAAAGTATTTGAAGGTCATTTTGACCAGCAAGTGCAATTTGATTCGCTGAATCGCAAGCAACTGCACAGCATGTATCGCCAAGTGCGCGGTGCTTTGAGCGAAGTGCGAAGCAGCTCTGCTCGCCATCACAGCGAAAAGAATCCAGCTTACCTCAAGATGATGATGATGGAACAGGCGCTAGCGGATCGGATCTATGAAGATGAGATGGCGGCTCAAGGTGGAACAGCGCCCGCTGCTGGTGTAAATCCACAACAGGCTGCTGCCATGGCTGCTAAACAAAAAGTGGATACAGTAAAGAAACTTGAGACGGATCTTGAAGCAAAGAAAAAAGAAGTCACTGATATACAAAATCAACTCACCGCTGCCAAGACCACCACCACTGTGGCAGAATGGCATCGTCGTGCTCGAGCCGGTGGTTACTATCTCAGCGAAGGCGAAGTGCAACAAGCTCAAGTGGTGTTGGCTGCACAGGACATGGTTGACAAACTGCAAGACATGATTGAAGACAGCACCGAGATGCAGTTTAAAGAATTACCAGCTTTGGTTGATTCAATCAAGAATCAAATTGGTCAAGAGCAAGCAGCACAATTCAACAACGATGCACAGGCAGCACTCAGCGGCTTGGTGCAGAACTTACAAGCATCAAAACAACAACTGGAACAAGCATTGGGTGTAGTTACCGGACAAGGTCCTGCGGCCATACCAGGCGCTGATGCAGGCATGCCTCCAGAGGGTGACATGGGCCTGGCAGGTCCTCCTCCAGGTGAAGAACAAATAGACATATCGGCTACCGAACCCATTGAACCAGGTGCAGCAGCACCAGCAGCAGCTCTAGGTCGCGGACGCAGATAATGCGTATCACGGAAGTAGAAGCCGACGACACAGCAGACAGACTCATGGCCTTGGCCAGGTTTGCTGCGGGTCGTGCTGAAGATACTTCGGCCAAAATGCAAATGCCTGTGGCAGCATTTATCCAGCGAGCACAAAGCATGGGCATAGACATTGACCCAGATACATTACAGAGTTTGGTAGGTCAGCCACCACTAAATGGTATATTCAACCCAATGAGTCCTGATGCGGTTGAACTCACATTTAAAGGCGGAGACAAGCCCGGACCGGTCAAGATGCCAGTGAATCAAGCACAAGACATCGTGGCCAAAGCCGCACAATCCGCACTGACCAAAGATCGCGGCGTTTGATCCAACGGGATTGACACAGCACAATAAATAGTGTAACATACACTAAAGGAAACACACCATGGCCTATTCTCCGCAGTTGATTGATCACTATGAAAACCCACGAAATGTAGGAAGCTTCGCCAAGGACGATGACGATGTAGGAACCGGTATGGTAGGAGCACCGGCCTGCGGTGATGTAATGAAACTTCAGATCAAGGTAAAAGATGGCATCATCACAGACGCAAAATTCAAAACCTACGGCTGCGGCAGTGCTATTGCCTCCAGTAGTCTTGTTACCGAGTGGGTTAAAGGTAGGTCACTGGACGAAGCCGCAGCTCTTAAAAATTCAGTCATTGCTGAGGAACTCGCGCTGCCACCAGTCAAAATCCATTGTAGCATCCTTGCTGAAGACGCCATCAAAGCCGCGGTAGCAGATTACCGTAATAGGCATGATCTCGTTAACTGATATTGCTCGAACCAAAATACAACGATTGCTAGAAAAGCGTGGCGGCGTGGGTATCCGGTTGGCAGTGAAAACTACAGGTTGCTCTGGACTGGCTTATGTGTTAGAATATGTTGATGCACACACTGCGGACGATACCACGATAAACTATGCCCAACCTGGTTTCTCTGTGATAGTGGACAAACGACACGAAGTATATCTTTCAGGTATGACTGTGGATTATGTTCGCCAAGGCCTCAACGAAGGATTTGAATTCTCAAACCCTAACGAGCGCGATCGCTGCGGATGTGGAGAAAGTTTTAGAGTTTAATTTGTACAATCCACGATTTGATTATCAACCCATACCCAGAGTCACAATAGAGGGCAAACGATTCTATGCCACACCTGACGGCAACAACTTGCCATCAGTGACCACCATACTGGACAAGACCAAGAGTGAAGCCAGCAAGGCAGCACTACATAACTGGCGTCGTGCTGTGGGTGCAGAAAAAGCACAACAGATAACCACAGAAGCAGCCAACCGCGGCACCAGGATGCACACCTATCTTGAAGACTATGTAAAAAAAGGTGAGATCAAAGAACGCGGCACTAATCCATTCTCATGGGCAAGTCACGAGATGGCCCGGACTGTGATCCGTGATGGGCTAAAGAATGTGAGTGAGTTCTGGGGAATCGAAGTTCCCTTATACTTTCCAAAGATCTACGCAGGCACCACAGATGGTGCTGGTATACATTTAAATGAAGAATCCATCCTGGATTACAAGCAAACCAACAAGCCCAAAAAGCGCGAATGGATTGATGATTATTTTGTGCAGTTATGTGCCTATGCAGAAGCACATAACGAACTGCACGGCACAAAAATACGCAAAGGTGTGATCTTGATGTGTGTGAAACCTGATGTTGATGCTAATCATAATCTTGTTAGCGAACCGCAATATCAAGAATTTGTGCTAGAGGGCACAGAGTACGATCGATATCGTGATCTGTGGTGGCGCAAAGTAGAAGAATACTACACTCGGCACATCTAGCAGCCCTGGTGGATTCTGGCTAAATACAGCACAGAATTAGGACTCCCATGGCAATAGTTCAAGTATCACGAATAACAAACCGTAAAGGTCTAGCAGAAAATCTGCCTCAATTGGCAGGTGCAGAATTAGGCTGGGCTATCGATGAACGCCGATTATACATCGGCAATGGCACATTACAAGATGGTGCTCCTGTAATAGGCAACACAGAAATTCTTACTGAGTTTACTGATCTTTTGCTAGTAGGCGGTGCATATACCTATAAGGGTGAAGCTGCTGGATACACAGTGCAGACCGGAGCTACCCCAGGAAGCCCGGTAAGTTTAAATCTACAGCAATGGCTAGATCAATTTGCTAGTGTTTTAGATTTCGGAGCAGTAGGCGATGGGGTCACAGATGACACAGACGCTATCAATCGAGCATTGTATCAATTGTATTGCAGAGAATCTAACCCGCAGATTCGTCGTTCATTGTTTTTCCCAGCTGGTAGATATCTAGTGACCGAATCTATCGTGATTCCACCTTATGCCATGCTGTACGGCGAGGGTATCAATTCCAGTGTAATTGTATTAGACACATCCAGTCCCACTTCTACATTGAGTGCGTATGTGGCAAGATTTGGTGACAGTTTACAACAGACAGGTGTAAACATTGGAAACAACGGAGCCACGCCTCCGATAGACATCTCTATATCTAACATGGGATTTGAGAGTTTGGAGTTGGTAGATGTATTTCTAGTTGAAGATGCTGAGCAATGTACTTTTATGGATGTGAGTTTCAAGGGGCCATTGATTGAAACCGATCTAGCAGATGCAATCGATAATATCGCATGTGTACATTTCGAATCTACACTTAGTCTGGTTTGTAACAATATCACATTCCGTAGATGCACATTCGGTGGCACCACTTGGGGAATACAAACACCCAATCAAGTTTCGGGATGCCTAGTAACCGAAAGCACATTCGACACACACTATCAAGGTATCTCTCTGGGTGATCCGGCACCTGTAAATGGTGGACCTACTGGATTCCGTATCCTAGGAAATATATTTGATAACATATATGCCGAAGGTATTATTGTTGCTGCCAGCACAGTAATGAATGCCAGTGGTTACAACATGTTCTATGATGTAGGAAATCACTTCAACGGTACTACTGCACCGGCTAGTGCTGTGATCAATTTTGTAGGTACCAACAATGTCAGTATCGGGGATATGTTCCAACGCACTACTGCTTATGCAGGAACATATCCACGCATCAATATCAACGATGGCATCAACATTGCGTTTGATGGAGCAGCTCAAACTCAACAAGGCACTTATATTCGGCAGACTGGTACTGCAGCCACTGTGGCTAATAATGCAATCAATCAAGTGATTTTTACTTTTAATGCCTCTGCGATCAAAGCTGTGCAGATCAATTATACCATAGTCCGAGACACTGCCATACGCACCGGAGTTTTTACCATTGTTGCTGGAACAAATAACGCTGGTGCCGGGTTGAACAGCAACGATACTGGTTATGATAATTCGTCAACCGGTGTGACCTTTGGTGTACAAGAAGTTGCCGGTCAGGTCAGTTGGTTGGCCAGTACCACTAATACCGGTATCGCTGCCACTTTAAATTATTCAGTAACTCTACTTGCCTGATGTGGGGTCCAACCTTTGAACAACGCCTAGCGGCGTGGACAGCATTGCGAGATCGTGTTCGCGATCTTCCTACCCCTGACGCTCTTGATGAAATCAATGCCTGGTGGCAACGAACACCTTGGCGTGCATATCATCTACACTGGGATGATCGGCAAGATTGGCCGGATCCTTGGCAACTTTTGAGCGATAACATCTATTGCGATCTTGCTCGCGGACTGGGAATCCTGTATACTATCACTGTGCTGGATCGTGATGATATACAAGACGCTGAATTAGTAGAGACCGAACAGGGCAATTTAGTCCAGGTTCAGGGCGGGAAATATATATTGAATTGGGGTAGTGATCTTGAGTTAAATACCCATCTCCAACAAAGCAAACATCACATCGCCCAGCGCGAAGTAAAACAACAACTATATTGAGCAGAAATGACACAGATCACAGTAATCAAAAGAAACGGTCAAAAAGAACCGTTGGCACTAGAAAAATGGCAGACACAGATTGCCAAGGTATGTTCGGGTATAGCAGATGTAAGTCAAAGCATGGTAGAGATCAAAGCACAGATGCATTTCTACGATGGCATCACTACCAAAGAGATTGATGGCATCACACTACGAGCCATAGTAGATCTCATTGATGTGGAATCAAATCCCGATGTGGGCCATACCAACTATCAGTATGTGGCCGGCAAACAGCGACTATCAATGCTACGCAAAGATGTATATGGCAGTTATGATCCTCCCCATTTGTATGAGATCATAAAAAAGAATGTTGCCACTGGTCTGTACACTCCGGAACTGTTAGAATGGTACAGTGAAGATGACTGGAACCGTATGCAGGACATGATCGATCATGACAAGGATGAGAGCCTGAGTTATGCTGCGATTGAACAGTTGATTGAAAAGTATCTGGTGAAGAATCGTGCTACCAAGGAGACATATGAAACACCTCAAGTTCGATACATGGTTGCAGCGGCCACAGTGTTCCACAAAGAAG